GCAGATATTGTAGTGACTAATCCTCATGGAGTGATTCCACAACATCAACATACTATTTCTTCTCCTTCTTCTTCTTTGGTTCCTTTAGAGGAGGTAGACCCTTCTTCTCTCGATATTGATTCCCAAGAATCTCAGCCCGATTTAAAACCCTCGGCTTCTTCCCAAGAAGTTTCTGAATCTTCTTCATTGCAGTCTTTATCAGAGGCTTTATTGCCTTCAGAACAAGATCAGCCAGCGGCTTTGCTAGGACTGCCGATGTCGTTGCCACGAGAGCAATAGAAGCTGTTGTTGTAACTGCTCCAGCTGTAGGTAATGCAGCAACTACTTGTTGAACAATTGGAACTTCTTCATAGAGAGTAATACACCGACCATTCTGTAATTCATAACCACTTATCTTTTTATTTCCTTCAACCTTAGTACCGACTATAGGAGCGTCATTTGGGGGACAAATAATTTCAGGGAGAGATGGTTGAGGTATTTCTGGATTAGGGGGTTCAACTATTTCATTATTGTCTAATGGAACCATAGGTACATCAGCTGCTTTAGTAAGTACTAAGTTCTCTGGTGTGTAATCAATAGGATTATAACTAGGAACCGTACCATCACATAGCACTCGATTCCCTCTCGGATCATCATCAACTAATTGATTCGATTCCTTATTGCCAGAATTATATTCAACACATCCAGGTAACTCGATAATTGGAGATCCAATACTTAGAGTTACAGGAGGTGTTCTAGGAAGAGTTAGCTTTAGACTCAAGTCGTAGTCTGGTATTTCTCTTGTTCTTATGCCAATGTTATGAATACCAATTTCTGGTATTTCAGGCATTAGAACTGAGGAACTCCTAGCCCACTTCTTTGACTTCTTGGTGCAACAGGACCAGTTATATTAGGTAGTTTTGGAACAGGAAGATTTTTTAAAGCTGCATCTGCTGCTGCTCCTCCTACCTGCTTCATAATTTTTTCTTTAGCACTTTCTATGAGTGCATCCTTATTTGCATATACGAAAACACCAGCACCAACAACGGAAGCAGATATAACGAAAGACGCAACAGAAAGTACATTAATTATTTTCTGCATAATGAAAAAGTAATTTATGTCCTAATTATATGAGGAATAGACTTATCAGTCAGCAGGATCTGGTGTGTTACCTTCTTCTACCCATTCTAAATATTCTTGGTAGTCGGTATTTGAAGGATCTAAAGGTATAGCAGCACCTTTTTCATTTTTAATACATCCTGTTGTCTTAGTGTAGGGATTATTAACCAATTTGTATGTTGCCATATTTTAAAGCTCCGAAGAAAAAGTGTAAACTGATCTGCGACCTGTATTGTTAGCACTACCCGTCCATGCTCCTCTAGTATCAGTTAGGTCTCCAGATAAATTAAGATCCATTTCAGTATATCTAATATCAGAACCAGACGTACTATAAGCACCGATAAGAGTAGTTACAAGAGCATTACTTGAACCATCAAATACATATTGACCGCCAACACTGCCCGTATTAGTTATTGTTACTGTTGGGCCTGATCTCATTGGGACTGGGTGTTGCATATCAAAAACATAACCTTTTGAAGCATTATCAGGAATGTATCCATTCATTCTTGGATTCGTTATTTGATGATAATAACGATAACAACTCAATAATTCTTCCCCATGTGACCTATGCTCAAACTGTGTCGCTATAGATCCTTTTTCAAATTGAACGCCTGTTAAATAGAAATCATTACCAACAGTATCATAAAAATTCTTTTGACTACTACCTGCATGTTTAGAACCACTTGACCAAGAACCTACTGTTCCTCCAGAGTTATTTGAACCGCAACCTAAAGACCATTGTATATCTAGACCCATACTATTACCAGATTCCCAAGTTCCTGAAGTATCTATAGGTATGGTTATTACATGTTTTTCCCAAGTATTATTTGCTGCTGTATATGATCCTATGTAATAACGATTATATGCATTATTTCTAAAAGCAACATGATAAGTACCGCTTGGTGATCTTTGCCAAAAAGATAAAGTTGCATATCTAGTACCTGCTAATCCAAAACCAAGCTGTCTTAAATTATATCCTTCTATTCGATGATTTATTGTTATATATTGACCAGCAGCTAAAGATGTATCTGCAGTTGTACAATTTACTCTTAATGAATAAGGAAACTGAGAACCACCTGTTTGAACTTGAGTTGGTACGTTTGCATGTTGATGAATACTACCATCTCCATCTGTAGAACTCATCGCTTTAAAACGATCTGTCAAATATTTGTTTTGACTCATATTTATTGATGTAATTCCTCTCTGCCATATAGCAAATTCTCCGTTAATTATTAAATTTCTACCAGGTAAATTATTAGTTTTTAAATTACCACCTACTTCTATATCTCCATCTGATTTAATACGAAGTCTTTCTTGCATTGTTGAGCCAGAAGGTCTAGTGCTAAGTGATAATTCACCTACATTATTAGCATTATCTAAGTTATGAAAATTAATTTGAGAAGTACCTTGACCACCAGCATCTATACCTCCCACAAAACTATATGGATTTCCAGAAGTACTATTATTTTTAAGAAGAATATATGAACCAGCACCAGATTGAGTAGATTCTATCCATACACCGCATTCACCACTAGTAGGTTTTTCAATATGCAACATCGCATTATTATCTATTGTGGTAGCACCAATCATCACTCGACCACTTGAATCTATTCTTACTCTTTCTGAATTATTTGTTTGATCATAAATTCTAAAAGCACCATCACTTTCTAATGTTTGAATAAATCTATGATGAGAATTTGTTTTAAGATCTAATCTTGCTGCTGTTGTTGTACCTGTAACTTTTGCTATAGCATCTGCTCCTCCATTAATTTCTAAGTTTGTATCTGGACTTGTTGTACCAATACCTACGTTTCCATCATTAGTAATTCTTAACTTTTCTGTAAGGTTTCCTGGAGTTGCACCAGCAGTAAGAAATCCTAATCCAGCCCTTCTAGTACCAGTACTACTCAATGAACTGGATGAGACTTCTAATTGTGCGTCAGGACTTGTTGTACCTATACCTACATTTTTTGAAGTATCAATAAATAAAGCTGCTCCTGCATTTTGTTCTAGTTGAACAGGATGGTTTGTTCTTGATCCAAAGATTGCTTTAGTATCATTACTTTGTATATAAGCACCAACTGTATTTGTTGTATCTGTAACTCTTAATTCTGGACTACCTGAACCTTCAATATCTAAATTTGAATCAGGACTTGTTGTACCTATTCCAAGTCTTCCATCTGATTTAAGATAAAGCTGATCACCAGCAAAACTTTCGTTCTTTATATTTGTGACTTTAAGTGTTGCCATAATCTCAGTCTCTTATATACATTTTATTCGTAGTACATTTATATAATTTATTCACACATATAAGAAGCTTGGAACATGATATATCTATTATCAGAACCACTCCATGTATTGTATTGTGTTGTGTTTTCTCTGTTTGAATACATATTTGGTGTATTTGGATTTACAAAGAAAGTTGTATAACCAGCATCAGCAAAACCATTACTATGGCTAGTTACTCCAACACTGTAATAATTACCTGTACTTATGGCATTGAAAGGTAGTGATATACCAGCTAATTGATTATCATGACTTGAATTAACATGGAAAGCAGATAAAAACCCTTGGACATGAACTAATCCTCCAATTTTTGTATATCTTCCATATCTACTTATCGAATCAAAAGTAACGTTTACCCAAGCAGATCCATTCCACGCTAACCCTTGAGGACTATAAGTTCCACGTTCATAATCATCTAAGGTTTCATTACCTTGTGATGGACCGTCAGCAGTAGCACTAAAGTCAATACCGTGACCAGCAGTTCCTATCTTTAAATTTCCATCTTCAATTTCTACTTGACCATCAGAGGTCAAAAGCAATATGTCAGTATCTGCATTAGAAACGGAACTTTGTGCTCCATGTCCTAATGAGATCATTAAGCTTGATCTTGCATTAGTTCCATTTTCCTGCCAACGACCTACAGCAAATTGAGCTTGTCCTCCATATTCAGTTCCATCATTTAAAGCAATTTTAAAACCTTTAAAGAAATCATAATCAGTAACACCTGATCCAATTGCATCGCCTCTAACTTCTAGCATTGTGCCAGCATTACATAAATGATCTAATGCTGAACTTTGATTAATTCTTACGGCACCAACTACATTTAATTTGTCAGGTGGTGCAGTTGTACCTATACCTATCTTTCCATCATGTTTTATTCTCATCCTATTTCCATTACTACCTCCATTTGAGGTATAAAAATCCATATGACCATCATCTTTATTAGTTGTATCAGGTCCAGCAACTACAACTATTCTTCCAGCTAAATTTCCATTCCAAAGAGCTTGGAATTCTCCTAAATGTTGATCTTGAGAGGTTCTATCACTATCCGCCATAAATATACCTGGCGTTGCATCACTAGCATTTATTTTTAAAGCAGGAGAACTACCACCTGATAAATGTAGTAATTTGGTTGGAGCTATTGTACCTATACCTACTTTTCCAGATCCGTCAAAAACCATTACAGATCTACTATCTGTTTGATCGTAAATTTCTAAAAGTCCATTATTACTTTGACCATCTTGGATTCTCCAAGTTTGTGTTGTTGCTCCTGTTTTTTCTATCTCAAAGCCAACTCTACTATTTCCTGCAACAGCAGCTTTAATTAATGTGGTTCCAGTAGATTGACTACATTCGAGTATTTGGTCAGGACTTGTTGTACCTATACCTATATTTCCACCATTACCTAAGATGGTCATGGCAGTTGCACTATTTGTTTTAAATGTTAATCGTCCAGTTGTTCCACTTGCTCTTGCGTTAAAAATAACTCCTTCATCTGCAGCTCCTACAGATTCAGTTACAATTTCTAATCCTCTTGCACCTGAACCTCCTGTGCCAGAAAAAACTGCTTGAGTAGTATTAGATCCTCCTGCAACTTTAAGCGTAGTTCCATCAAAAGTAAGATTTGCTTCACCAGCTAAAGCATTGGCTCCAGTAACAGTTGCAATTGTATTGTTTGTACTACCAGAAAGAGAAACACCTGAATTATCATCAACCCAACTTAAATTTCCCGAACCATCTGTTTTTAAAAGTTGGTTAGCACTTCCGTTATTTGTTGGAAGAGTTAAAGTATTATCTCCAGCAGATGCAGGAGCTTTTAGCTCGATATAACCAGATGTAGCTCCTCGAAGTCTAAGTGCCATAATATCAATCCCTTAAATACATTTTATTCGTAGTACATTTATAGATGTGCTGATGGTTTAAATAATTACGTACCATCTATAACATAAGAAATAGTTGCAATAACATAACTATCTCCTACTTGATTTGCTGCTAAATTTAATCGGCCATTACTAGGATTTTCACTAGGATAAAGGAAGGATAAGGTACTAGCACTAGACATTGTTCTCATGTAATTACCTTTAATACCACCTTCTCCAAAATCAACTGTTCCAACTGCATATCCATTTGCACCAGCAGCAAAAGGCATACCTCCAATTTGTAAATTATTACTATTACCAGTTCCAGATAAACTAATATACATTTGAAGATGTACTAAATTTCCTATTTTGACGTATTTAGAATACGTATTTGAAACTGTCCATCCACCTTGAGCGCTTGTAGGAACCCAGTTTCCATGTTCATAATCGCTAAGAAGTTCTGAATTACCTGAACCTGCAGTATCACTAAAATCAATACCAGCACCATTATTTACTTTTAAATTTCCACCACCACCTAATTCAAGGTTGCCATTAGAAGCCAGTAGTGTTGCTTTAACTGAATCACTTCCAGTTGTAAAATATATGTTTCCAGCACCACTATTTGTAAGTATTCGACTACCTATACGAACTCCCCCATCAGCCCATTGCATGAATTGGGATGTGCCTTTGTAGTTTTTAACTGTTAAACCAGAGTTATAAGCACCATCTGATCCTGTATAACGTATTTGAAGATTACCTACTGAGTCAGTTTGTTGACTAGCATTAGAAATAGTTAATAAATTAACAGGAGAAGTTTCATTTATACCAACCTTGCCATCTGTTTGTATTTTTATTAAATTAGTTGTGTCATGTTTAATTCTTAAATGTTGTTCACCAGTAGGCGAACCGATATTCATCTGATTAGCTCCTGTACTGTCTTTGAAATAAATAGTATGTTCAGTACTATTTCCAGTATGATTACTATCTTTAAGTTTTAAGTCTGGAGTAGCGTTTAATACAGTTAAATCACCTGTTTGGACTGCTCCAGTAGTAGTTATTGGTTTCGTACTTGTATATCCATCAATAGCATTGATATTTGCAACTTCAGTAGCATTAGCCCATAGTTCTAATTGTCCATCACCATCTTGGACAATACCAGTATCACTATCACCTATAGCAATAAAGACATTTTTACCAGCTGGAGTTCCACCAGGAGTAGTTCCAAAACCGAAATCAGCACCACTGAAAATAATATTACTGCCATCAGCAGCCATAGTTATTCTGTCTGTGCTATTTGTTCCTAAAGCTAAAGCGTCAGCTGTACTTGAATAAATCCTACAATTTCCATTACTTTCTGGAACTATTTTTATACCTTCTCCTCCTGTGCCATTGTATAAGTACAATCCAGAACCAGCATTATCAGTACCTTGAATTTGTAATTTAAAAGATGGACTTGTTGTACCTATACCTACTTTTCCATCTGATGCGATACGCATTCTTCTGCTTCCAGTTGCTGTTGTTGTATTTGCAGCAGTCCAAAAATCTAATTGTGTTGCAGCATAACCACCATCAATTCCACCGCCAAGATCAACTTCGGTATATCCAGAATCTGATTTAGCTCCTACTATTTGTACACCAAGAGCATTATTGTTATAGGGTTCTAATTTAATAATTCCATATTTATATGTATTATTTGATGCACTAGTTCTTAACCTAATACAATCGCCTACTGATTGAGTAATAGTTAATTGAGAATCTAAATTACTATTGTCTCCAATTGATATTAATCCTGCTGATGTAACTTTAAGTCTTTCAGTACCAGCTGTACTTAAACCTAAAGTATCTGTAGCAAAGAAATAACCAGTATTGGCATCATTATTTCCTTGTAATGCTGGTGTTCCTGCACTACCTGCGATACCTGCAATTCCTGTTGTTCCGTTAAGTGTGAGTGCCATAGTATCTCCTAAACAATTACCCAAGTAGCCCCAGCTGGGACAGTGACAGTAGCTGATGATGCAATGTCCACTGGACCTGCACACATCGCATTAAAATTTGTAGTCAATGTATAAGACGTTGTTATATCTTGATTTGTTTCTACAAAAACTTGATCTGCTCCACCACCAGTTGCACCACCACCTAATGCACCCCAAGCAGCTCCATAACCTTCAAATTGAGAAGTTGTGCTGTTATACCTTATATATCCAGCTGTATTAGAAGGTCGTTGTGCTGTTGTACCAGCAGGAACTTTAACTCCTCCAGTACCAGTAGATTTAATATCAGCAGGGAAAGTAAAATCTCCTGTGCTTGCAATACTAGCTGGTAAAACTGTTCCATCACTTGGAGTACCAATAGCTTGCATGTCGCCAAAGACGACACAAAAGAATGTTGTATTAGCAACAGGTGCAGTGGTAAAAGTAATTTGTGAACCAGAAAGAGTAAAATCTACTTTTGGTTCCTGTATTACACCACCTAACGACAATAATAAATTTTGCTCTGTACCTGGAATAACTGCTTGACTACCAGCAGTTAAATTAAATGCAGTAGTATTTCCATTAAAACCAGTATTAATCTGATCTAACTTGGTATATCTACCAACAACAGGTCTTTGTCCAATGTAAGACAAGCTTCCATACCATTAACTCTTAACTATTCTAAATTGACTAACTCTAGCGAGAATATTTAAACAACTTCAGTTACGGTTGCTTCTTCTGGATTCTCTTCTGCTTTCATCTCATTTAGTAGTTCAAGCTGCTTTTGAAGACCAAATGCTTTTTCTTTTTCAGTATTAACAACTTCTAAAGCCTGATTATGTTTTTCAACAGCTCCTTTTAACTCTTCAGTTAATGTACTGATTCTTTCGTCTATGGAAGGCATGACTTTTTAAAAACTATTTTAATTATATATCAAATCCTACCAAGGGACACCAGTTTTAGAGGTCGGTGTTTTCGACTCAGTGATTTGTGAAGCAATTCCTGTTTCTATGGAAGTAACTTGATCAGAACCAAGAGCAGCTTTTGCCCAAGCAACTGCATTGTCCTTGCTAACTGAAGCATATGCTGTGAAATCACCAGCATCAGCAGCACCTATTCCAACGGAACCATAAGAAGAACCTGTATGAGTAACAGCAGAATCACCAGAGCCTACAGTTTCTGAATCAGCAGCAGTCCAATGTACAGTTTTAATAACATCAGCAAGAGAGCCTTCTGTAGGAGCACGATCTAAAGCAACTACATTCCAAACAACAGCCATTTTATTTAATCAATATTATGTTTATTTTATTCCTACTAAATTTAAAAAGGTTTACCTTTTGCAGTAGATGGACTTGTTGTTTTTTCTACTAGAGCAGCAGCTGCAAGTGTTTCCATATCAGCTTCTAATCCAGTAAAAGCTGATTTTACCCATTCCAAGCATTTAGCTTCTGTTAAATCAGAATAATTTATCCAGTCAGCACTTGAAGGATTACCTTCAGCAATACCTAATGGACCGTTTGTTATAAAAGCTGTATTACTACCTTCGGTTGCAGTTATTTTTATTTCAACTCCAAAGACAGCATCGTTATTTGTTTTTCTAACTAAGTCTTCTACAGACCATGTATAAGAGATTGCCATAATAAATCAATTAATTGTAATAGTAGGTTTTGTGTTATAAGCATGAATCAAAACCGTAACAGATCCAGTATTCTGATTGTTTACATCACAATACAAACGAAAACTTGTTGCTGCAGCATTTTGTAGTGTCACACTATTAAAACCATCGTTAGATAAAGTATCAGTATCACCAACCCAATTCCATGTAGTAACAGAACCAATTCCAGTATAGTAAATAACTGATTTATTATCAGTGGCATCAGTATCTATACCGTTATACATTATCCACACTCCACATTTACGCCAAGCATTACCACCATTATCTGTTAAATTACCAAAATCTATAGTAATATCACCAGCAGTATTTTTAGTAGCTATGGTGGTATTACTAAAGTTAATACTTCCATTTGATTTGATACATAGTTTTTCTGTTGGAGCAACATCATTAGTTCCCTCTTTCACACCAAAAACTAAATCTCCTTTGGTATAGCTAGAAGTACTAGTCTCTTTAAATCCAATGTAAGCTGGAACATTTGTACCAGTTGTACCATTAGTATATCCAAAAGATAATGTATAAACTCCAGCTGCATTAGGTCCCCATTCAGTGCCGCCAAGATGAAGATAAGAATTTGTTCTAGTTATTGATTCTGGAGCAGCAGTACCACTCCCTTTACGAATAAATAGTTGAGCATCACCTTGCGTATTACTTGCACCATTTTCTATTTGTGTAATACCAGCTACATGAAGTTTATTACCAGGACTTGTTGTACCTATACCTACGTTTCCAGTATATTTAATACGCATTCTTTCATTTCCATCTGTCGTTCCACCTGTATTAAAAAATAAATCTCCTTTACCACCACTTGTTCCTTGAACGTCTAATCCAAGTGCTCCATAAGCATTCCATCCGTTAGAAGTTGCTCCATTAAATAAAAGTTTTACAACTGTTCCTTGACTACCACTTACACCTGTTCCTGCGTAAGCATTATTATTTAGTTTTAAAGTGAAATCAGTATTACTAAGAACTGAATTATTTGTAAAACCAGTATCTGATCTGATGCACAATCCTTGATCACCACCTGTAGCATCAGCACCACTTGATCCAATATTCAGAAATGCCCATTGACCAAAACCAGTTGAGTCATAGCCTACTGATAGTTTTTTATCAGCATGAAGCCAAACTACTGTTTCAGAATCACAACCAAGTTTTAAATTATCATTTTGCTGATCATATTGAACATAACCTTTGTATTCGGCTGTACCTGATGTTGCATCACTAAAGTAAATATTTCCGCTATGATTTACACCAGATCGAATAGTTATACCTGTATTCCCAGTAGTTGCAATTGTTAAATCATCAGCAGATGAATCACCTTCAGCAGTTGTTCCTATTAGTAAACGTCCATCAGAGTCAATTCGTATTGCTTCTGCACCTGCAGTATTGAAACTAATAAAACCATTTGCACTACCAGAATTACCTGCTCCTATCCAAAGTCTACCTTCATTACTACCAACTTCATTACCATAAAAAGTTATTCCAGCACCTCTAGTTTGGGAAGCATCTCCTCCACCATTAATAGATAAATATCTATTATCAGAACCGTCACTTGTATTATTATTAATCTTTGATTGTGTTTGATTAAATTTTAATTGACCATCTGATGTAATCTTCAATTTTTCTGTCGGACCAAGACTATGAGAAGAACTAGTATTAACTACAAAATCATGTCCAGCACCAGTATTTCTTCCAACGAGGGTTACACCTCTTTGGGATGGTGGGTTTGATGAATATGCTCCTAAAGCAATTCTGGCTTCATCGTTTGTACCACCATCTGAGTGATAAAATTCAGCAATTACGGGATTAGTATCATTTACTTGTAATTTATTAGTTGGACTTGTCGTTCCAATACCTACCTTTCCAGTAGATGTAATGCGTAATGCTTCAAATGCAGTATTGCTTGTTTCTAATTGAAAAGCTAAATCATTTTGACCTGTACCTGTTCTAATTGAAGATATTTGTGCTGTAGCTGGTGAACTAGATCCACTTGTAAGTCTTAAAGCTGAAAAAGAATTAGTTGTATCATCTTCATTGTGTATTTGAAAACCTTTCTGTGGTGTAGCCGTTGAACTATAAGCAGTACTTGAATTTACTTTTTGTGTAAAATCTGTTCCATCATAAGTAAGATTTGCTTCTCCATTTAAACCAGATCCAGTACCTGTAACAACTCTATTATTTGCATCATTACTAAAAGATAGTTGAGTATTAGGTGGGACTTGCCAAGAACAAGTTCCATCTCCATCTACTCGTAAAAATTTAGTAGTTCCTGATTCACCTGTAGATAAAACAGCTGTACCTTCTGGAGCATTAGCATCATTTCCCCATTGTAAATTTCCACTTCCATCTACACTTAAAACTTGACCATTAGAACCAACACTTGAAGGACTAAGCTTTGTAGCAGTTACTGCTCTATTTGTTATATTTCCAGTATCAATACTGAAATCAGAAGTGGTATTACCTATATATGGCATGATTAAATACTCGCATCTTGTGGATTAAGCATGTAAGAAACAGTTATATCTATTGCACTTGCAGTTCCTGCGTAAGCTTTAATCCAATCTCCTGGTTCAATAATAATTTTATTTCCCGTCATAAATTCTAAAGAAGATTTATTCGGAACATTTCCAGAAGTAATTAAAGAATTTATAACTTGGCTTCCAGTACCACCTGCTTTGATCAAATTAACTGTGACATCTACGGAGTTAGCTGTTTTGTTTGATGCCAAAATACCTAATATAACTCCGTAAGTAGAAGCAGGTACACCACTTGAATTTGTTGACCCAGTTATAACTGTCGTTGGTGAGCCAGAATTATTTGAAATACTTGCTCGGCAAACCGATTGAAAACGAGCCATTTATTTTTTAAACCTTAGCACTAATGATTTAATTATAAGTTCACTTAACCAAGAGCTATTGCAAAGACAATTGAACTATCTTCTGCAAAAGTTTGAGTTGCAACTGTATCTCCACTCATTTTGATTGTTACACCAGTAATTAATGTTGAGCCTGTGATATTAGCTGCTGTCATATTTGTAAAGTTACCATGAGTACCTGTTACTGTTGTACCCGATACTGTGGTGGTACCTACAACTACTCCACCTGTAATTAAAGGAGATAAAACTTTTGTAGTACCAGTAATTGTTACACCTTTTATAACATCTTTTCCTTCAATAATTCCTGTAACTGTTAAATCATCTCTAATAACTGCGTCATCAGTAACATTTAAATCAACTGCATTAACTGTAGTGAAATTAGCAGTGACTCCTGTAACTGTACCTTTACCTTCAATTGTTCCTGTGACTGTTAAATCACCACCTACGGTTACATCATCAGCAACAATAAAATCATCTTCAACAGTAAAGTCTTGAGCAGTAACGTTAGTAAATTGACCTGTATTACCTGTAACCACTAATCCTGAAACTTTAGTGGTACCTACAATCGTTGCTCCAGTAATTAATGGAGATAGTATTTTGGTACTTCCTGTGATGATTGTACCTGTAATATTAGTAGCTGTTAAATCTGTGAATTTACCTGTATTACCACTAACTGTTAATCCAGAAACAAGGGTGGTACCTACAACTGTTCCTCCAGTTATAACTGTTCCTCGAACAGCATTACCACTAACAACTGCACCAGATGCAAGTGTAGTAAAGACACCTGTTGCACCAGTAACTGAAGTAAATGCACCACTAGCACCAGTGACTGTGACACCAGAAACTTTAGTTGTTCCTTGTATAATTGTTCCAGTAATATTAGTAACTGTTGCATTTGTTCCATGTATGGCTGTTCCTGTTAAGGAAGTAAACATACCAGTAACACCAGTTACATTAGTAAATCGTCCAGCATCACCAGTGATAACTGCACCAGAGGCAGTTTGAGTAAATGTTGCTGTTACTCCTGTTAATGTTCCATATCGACCAACAGCTCCAGAAACTACAGCTCCAGAAACTAAAGTTGTACCTGTAATATTAATAGCAGTTGCATTTGTAAATAAAGCATCAGTACCAGTAACTGTTGTACCTGAGACTTTAGTCGTACCAACGACTGTTGCACCTGTGATTAAAGGAGAAAGAATTTTTGTACTACCAGTTATGATTGCTCCTGATATTGTTCCACTAGTTCTTATGTCTTGTATATTTGCAGTACCAGAAACAACTAAACCTGTTTGTACAGTTAAATTTCCAACTTCAAGTGCAGGAGTATCTAGTTCAGCAAATACACCTGTGGTTGCTTTAACAGTTATACCAGTAATAGTTGTACCACTAATGGTTCCACCAGTAATTGATGTAAATTGTGCAGAAGTACCAGTAGTTGTTACACCTGTAAGTCTTGTATAAGTACCTGTTGTAAATGTTGCAGTTGTACCAGAAACATTGACACCACTGATTAATTGACCAGTAATATTAGTTGCTTTTATAAAATTACCAGTAATTGTTGCTCCACTAACTGTTCCTGTAACAGTGGCATTTGTTTTAACAATTAATGCATTAACAGTAGAAGTTCCTGTTGAATTTAAAGTATCTACTGTTGTGTTACCTGAAACTGTTAAATCATCTTGTATAATTACATTTCCACTGATTGTGCCACCAGTTTTAGGTAAATAATAAACATTTAAATATGCTTTTGTTCCTGATATTGTAAGTTTTTTATTTTTAATTGCTGGGTCAACTTCAGCAACGTGGACTACCGTTAATAGATCATCTTCATCTAACTGAAGTCCCGCTTGTTCTTGAAGTTCACTAATCCTGCGGTTTGCCACTTCTTATCTACATAAAAGCCTTATACTAATTATAGATTGCTAATCTTACGCTAATGATTTACTTTAATTTCTATCTTAGGTAATAAATTAGTAGCAAAATTCCAACCTGCTTGAATTCCAAAGACTAAGCCACAAGAAATAACAAACACCAAAATTACTTCAGCTACTGTAAGGTTTCTTCTTACATAAACAATTTTTTGTTGTTGTTCTAATTGTTTTTGTTGTACTACTTGTTGTATGGCTTGTTGTCTAGCCATCATTTTCATTTGCTCTAATTGCTCTGGAGTAATTTGAGTTTGAGGTTCTTCTTGATTAGTAGGTAGTTGTGAATCCATTTGAGCAAAACATTCATGATTACACTAGCATCTAATAAAAGGAATTGCTTATTATGAAGTATGGAATTCGTAAAGGTTTGGAAGATATTGCATGGGAATTAAAAGGAATAAAAAATACTTTATCCGCTATCTGGCATACTCGTTATCAAAATGAAGATACAGATGTTTTAGATCCAGCTGCATTTACAGATGAATATATTTCAACTGAAGAATGTGCAAAACGTCTTGGAATATCCGATCAGACAATAAGAAACTGGATGGCACTTGGTCGTAAAACTCCAGATAAAGGATGGATTGAAGGAATACATTATGTCAATGCATCACCAAACCCTACAAAAAAAGCAATTATTAGAATCCCGTGGAATCAATTAGTACAGTCATTTGCAAAAAATCGCAAAATGGAGAACCAAGATTATCGGAAAAAAGCTTCACCAATGTACAAATCGACAAGTGTAGGAAAACTGGAATGACAGCTCATCGTTTTACAAACGTAGATATAAATAAAATAACCATTAAAAATTATGCTGATTTATTACCTATATCTTTAGTTAAACAAGTTGAAGTTTTTTTACCTCCACATGGTTCATTTGATAATGGTTGTCTTAAACGTTATTTAGAAAATGTAAAAAAATATGAGGAAGAAGATGCTAATTCAAATATGACTTTAGCTAATCGTTTAAGACTAGCTTTTAAAGATATGACTCCTGATACGATCTGTGGGAAATTTCCACAAGCTGAATTACCTTTAAAAAGAAGACTCAGATGTGTCGCTGAATATTTGATACGTTCTGGAGAATTCGATAAAGTAAGAGATGAAGATGGGAAACTTGTTAAAAAACGAGGAGTACTAGGCAAAATGGTTGTTTTATATCAACCAATGCCAAAACTTTTAGAATCACTATCACGACAAGGGTTATTAGAAAAATGAATAGAAGAGAACGCCTCTTAGCATCAATCATTGGTCCAGAAATGGATGACACCAAAGTAAAGATGCTAGACACCACTATTAAATTTATTCTTGGTGATATGGGTCAACAATACTTAAAAATGTGGGAAGCTGAAGGTCCAGGTGTTATGGCTTTTCAACCTGCTAATAAAGAACGATCAATGTTCTTCTTAACTTTAGAAGAATTAAATGCTGCAAAAGAAGATTCAGAAAGAAATAATAAAGATGATTTAGCAGAAAGCTTTAGAAGAAT